AGCGCCAGCCGTCCCGCCCGGGTTTCCAAGCCCGCGTGAAATGCGCGCAGGTAAATGCACGGGCGAAATTCACGGCCAGCGCGCCAATTCCACGGTAAATGCGCCGCGAATGGCACGCCATAAGCCCTTCCTCGCGAAAAGGCCCCCGGAAAGAGAGGACTGGTCATGCCGGATGACCCACAGGCGACTCCCGAAGACGCCCCCGAGGGCACTGCGCCCCCCGTCGATGACGCGGGAACTCCCGGAACGGCTCAGGACGAGACCGCAGACGGCGACTGGACGGGTGCCGCCCGCGGCCGGCTCGCTGCGGAGCAGGCAGACCTCGGCATCAACGCGCACATCATCAGCGGAGGGCCGTCCGCGCCGAAGCCGCCGCTGCCCGAGGGCGACCCGGGCATCAACGCGAACGTCGTGAGCTGAGCGCTCACCCCATGGAGGCTGCCAGCGCGTCCCGGGAGTCCCGGTGCGCGGCAGTGATCGCAGCTGCAGCACTGATCGGGCCGACGGTGCCCGGCGGGATCGTGGACCATCACCCGGACGAGGCCGCAACGGCTGCCATCCGGGTAGCGGAACTGCTCCTGCCGTGGATCGAGGACGGGACCGCGCTCGCGGAGCCTGAGCGGGTGCGGCGCAAGAGAGAATCCCGGGCAGCCGCGACGGCACGCCCGGACGTTCCCGGAACGGGAGTGGATGATGGGCACGAGGGGGCCGGTACCGAAGCCGAGCGGCCAGAGGCTGGGCCACCGGAAGGCTGAGCCGGGCGGCAAGCCACCTGAGGGCGCAACGCCGCGGGTGGGTGGCACGTACAAGGTGCCGCTGGCGGCCGGGTCGTGGCATCCGATGGCGAAGCAGTGGTGGCAGGCGCTGCGGGTGTCCGACCAGACGGCGTTCTACCAGCCTTCGGACTGGCAGCATGCCTACACCTGGACGGAACTGCTATCCCGGCAGCTCAATTCAGACAAGCCGTCAGCGATGATGCTCACCGCCTGGGATTCGGCGATGGCGCGGCTGCTGGTGACCGAGGGAGACCGCCGCCGGGTGAACATCGAGCTCGGCCGCGGCGACGATGGCGAGGAGAAGGAGCACGCGGCTGGGGTCGCGAGCATGAAGGCGTGGCGTGACAAACTCGCCGGGGGCGCTTAAGCCGCTCCCCGCGCCCGCCGACCGGCTGGTAACCCTCCCGCCGTGGGTGCCTGGCACGCTCACCCTGGGCTGGGAGGCCCTCTGGTGGGCCCGGGAATACCTCCGCCACCCGGACGGCCCGCGGGCTGGCCTGCCGTGGGAGTACACCGAGGGCCAGCAACTCTTCGTCCTGTGGTGGTATGCGCTGCGGCCGGACCTGCGGTGGATGTTCCAGCACGGGGTGCGCCGCCACAGCAAAGGGACGGGCAAGAGCCCGAGCGCTGGCGCGCTGGCGCTGACGGAGCTGCTGGCGCCCGTGCGGTTCAGCCACCTGTGCACAGTGGACGACGACGACCCGCGCACCTGGGGCGGCGTGCGGGGCAAGCCAGTGGACATGCCGCTGGTGCAGGTGGCCGGCGTGTCGGAGTCGGCGACGGCGAACACGATGCGCCACGTCCGGGCGATGACGTCGAAGAAGTCGAAGGTTGTCCGGGCGTGCCACCTGGACCCCGGCAAGACGGTCATCTACACGCCGAACGGCGGCCAGCTCGAGCAGATCACCTCGTCAGCCTCGGCGGCTGAAGGGGCACTCGTCACGTTCGCGGTGGAGGACGAGCCGGAACTGTGGAGGCCTGGCAACGGCGGCGTCGACCTCGCCGCGGTCCTGGACCGCAATCTGGCCAAGTCGGGTTCGCGGGCCCTGGAAACGGCGAACGCCTGGGAGCCGGGCGCGGGCACCGTCGCCGAGGAAACCTTCGACGCCTGGGTGGCGCAGGAGGAAGGCCGCACGAAGTCGGAGGGGCTCATCCTCTACGACGCCGTGGTGGCGGCGGCCGACACGGACCTGGCCGACGGGGAATCACTGCGCCGGGGTGTCGCGCAGGCGTACGCCGACGCCTGGTGGGTGGACCAGCAGACCATCATCGACCGCATCCTGTCGCTGCGGACCAAGCCTGATGTGGCGCGGCGGTTCTACCTGAACCAGCCGGTCGCCAGCCTGGACGCCTGGGTGACCCCGCAGGAGTGGGCGGTCCTCGCCGACACCACTCAGGTGATCGCCGACCAGGACGAGATCGTGGCGTTCTTCGACGGCAGCCGCACGAAGGATGCGACGGCGCTGGTCGGATGCCACGTCGAGACCGGGTACGTGTTCGCCATCGGCGTGTGGGAAGCACCCCCGGATAAGCATGAGCCTGGCTACACGTGGAGCGTCCCGGTCGCTGAGGTTGACGCGGCGGTTGAGCAGATGTTCGACCGGTGGGATGTGCGGGCGTTCTTCGCCGACGTCCGCGAGTGGGAGGGCTTCACCAAGGTCACCTGGCCCGAGCGGTACGCCGAACAGTTGGAGATCGAGGCGGTACCGACCGGCCGGGAGCCGCAGGCCATCGCCTGGGACATGCGCTCCCCAGCCCATGTGCACGACTTCACGCTGTCGTGCGAGCTGACGTTCACCGAGATCACCGAGGACAAGCCGTTCCGCCACGACGGCGACGGCCGCGTCGGCCGGCATGTCGTCAACGCCCGGCGCCACCCCAACCGGTTCGGGGTGTCGATCGCGAAGGAATCCCGCGACTCGCCGAAGAAGATCGACGCGGCGGTGTGCATGATCGGCGCCCGGATGGTGCGCCGCCTGCTGCTGGCCAAGCGGGAACGCGACGGCGAGCCGAAGAAGCCCAGGTCAGGTAAGGTGTACGGCTTCGCCTAGGCTTCCCTGAGCCTCATGTGTAGATCACGTGGAAAGCTTCGTGATCTCCCCTGTGATCCTCATCCACGAGAGCGCCACAGGTAGTGCAGACGAGAACGTGAACGATCCTGCCGTCGCTCAGATGCAGCAGGCCGACCGTTTCAGCGGGTTCCTGTGCCATGGCCGCAGCCTAACCGCTGCCAGCGACCCGGCTCTGCCGTCCCGCGCTTCCAGAGAGGGAATCTCATGTCCTGGACCAACCTTGATCTCGCCACCGAGTTCTGGGCGGATGCCTATCCTGGCGAGTGGCCGCCCGCACGGGTCAAGCCGCTCGCCAGCCAGGGGAATGCCCAGCTAGAGGGCTATCTCACCTACTCGGGCGGGACTGCGGGTGCGCCCATCACCATCGGGGCGGGACTGCCGGCGGGATGCTACGACACCGGGAAGTACCACTCGATCGAGGGCCGCTGCCTGGACTCGTCCGGGCACTCCCTGGGCACCTGCGAGATCCTCATCGACACGACCGGGAACCTGGGCACGGCCTACATGCCCAGCGGGACGGCCTACATGTATTTCGGTGCCGTCTACCCGGTGAACTGACCACCGCATAACTCGGGCCGGGTCTACGGTTTCGCCTGATGGAAGACTGCATGGGCTATGACGTCAAGTCTGGTTCGGAGTGCCGCAGGTCGCCAACACAGGTAGCCGTAGCGGGCTGCATCCATGAGCACGTGGGTGAGCGATCGCTGTGCGACTGGCACGTGGATGACCTCGCGGCCGGGATAATGCTGTGCGGCAACTGCCTGGAAGCAGACGGTCATCGGTGCGTATTGCATCCCATCAGTCGGGCCATTCGGCTTCCCATGCGTCGTGGTCTGGCAGGTACTGGCCTATCCGGTAGATGACCGTGCGGTTGGCCGCCTCAATCCGCAGGATGCCGTCAACAAGGGTGGCGCACGGCAGCCACCGCTCTCTGTCCTGAAGCACGGCGGCATCGATCAGGACACGCGGGTCGGCGCGGATGACTTCGATCCTCGAGCCGTCCATGTCGTCTATCCGGGTCAGGCGGCATTCGCCGTAGTCCTCGCGGGCGATTGCGAGCCGTGGACCCCACGCCAGCCTGTAATTGCCGACCATGACCTGAGCCTAATGGGGAAGGCCGGGCGGGAGTCGAACCCGCGCCATCTCCGATCTCAGGCGTCGCCGCTCGCGCGTTTGGCTCGGCCACACGGCGCTCTTCCTGCTGAGCTACCGGCCTTCCCTGAAGATCAGGGTAGATCAGCCTGCGCGGCTTCGCCCGGCGGCCCGAGTTGCGCGTCGCAGTCGGTGCAGAGTGCGGCCACCAGTTCGCCTGTCACGTCGTGAACCGGCTCTGTGTTGACATGCTCGCAGCGTCCGCCGATGATCCGGATTGGCTCGGCCAGGTGCGAGACGCGGATCTCCACGCCACCGGAATAGCGCACCGGGCGCCGGGCGGTCACGGCAGGGCCTCGGCAACATCAACCGTGATCCGCACTCGCCAGTAACCAGGCCGGGACGGCGGATCCTGGGCTGCTTCCTCGCGGCTAACTTTGTGCCACGAAACACGAGGCTCGCCGACAGGCTGAAGGCCTTCCCCGGCAAGCGCGGCATAGAACCCCTCAAGGCACGTGCTCTCCCCGGCGGCACGGAGATGCCGGGGACACGTCAGGATCGCGACATATTCGCCCATCGGCCCAGATTAACCGGACGGGGGCCCAATGGCGCTGACCCCCGAGCAGGTGCCGGAGACCGCAACCAAGATACTCGCGATGCGGGAACTGGAGCAGCAGCGGCTCGGCCGGATCGGCGCCTACATGCGCGGCCGTCACGACTCGGTATACGTCCCCCACGGGGCCAAGCAGGAATACAAATGGCTGCTGCACCGGTCGGTGGTCAACTTCCTGCCGCTGGTGGTCTCGGTCATCAGCCAGAACCTGCACGTTGACGGCTACATCCCCATGAACATCACGGGCGAGGGAAGCTCAGCCGCCCCCGCTGAGGCGATGGCTGATCCGTCGAACCCATGGGCGCTCTGGCACGCCAACCGGATGCAGGCCCGCCAGCACGCCCTGCACCGGGCGGTGGCCAAGTACGGCATCGCCTACACCGTCGTGCTGCCTGGGACGCTGCCGGGCGCGGACGGCGAGACGGAGGCCAGCACGGCTGCTGCGGTGATCAGGCCCGTGTCCCCGCGCCGCCTGACCGCGCTGTACGCCGACGATGTGGACGACGAATGGCCCGTCTACGCCGTCGAGGAACGGATCGTCCGCTCCGCCAAGGGGAAGGTGCGGATCGTCTGGCTGTACGACGAGCAGAACCGCTACACCCTCGCCGGCAAGCCCGACGAGGCCACGCTGGACTGGCCGCAGAACGCCGCGGTGCTCACCGCGCTCGACGGCGGCTGGGACGCCCTGTCCGGTGGCAAGCCCGTCGTCGAGGAACACGGCCTCGGGGTGTGCCCCGTGGTGCGGTACCTGCACGATCTCGACCTTGACGGGGAAATGGACGTCTCCGGCGAGGTTGAGCCGCTGATCCCGCTGCAGGATCAGGTCAACACGACCACATTCAACATCTTGATGGCCCAGCAGTATGCGGCGTTCCGGCAGCGCTGGGTCACCGGAATGGTTCCCAACGACGAGGACGGCCGCCCGCGGGAGCCGTTCCGCTCCGGGGTGGACCGGTTGTGGGTGGCCGAGGACACCGACACGAAGTTCGGGGAGTTCGACCAGACCGACCCGTCCGGGATGCTGAACTCGCGCGAGGCCTCGATCCGGCACATGTCCACCATCGCCCAGGTGCCCCCGTACCATCTGCTGGGCATGGTGGCCAACCTCTCCGCTGAAGCGCTAGCCGCCGCCAAAGATGGCCTGGACCGGCACATCGACGAGCTTGAGGGCGTCCTGGCCGAACCGCACAAGCAGACGTTCCGGCTGGCTGGTCTCGCCGCGGGCAACAAGGCCGCGTGGCAGGACCGGACCTCCACGGTCGTCTGGCGGGACACCTCCGCCCGGGCGTTCGCCGCGACGGTGGACGCGCTCGGCAAGATCGCCCAGATGCTGGGTGTGCCGGCGACTGAGCTGTGGTCGCGCATCCCGGGCATCCCGGCCGAGGAAGTGGCCCGCTGGAAGCAGGTAGCTGAATCGCAGGGCGCACTCGCGGAACTGAACGCCATGATCGAGCGCCAGGTGACCGCCGGGGCGCAGGACACGCTGCCCTCCGCCAGTGAGCCGTTCCAAGCGCCGGCGCTCGGCAAGCAGACGGGCATCTGACCCGTGGTGGCACAGCAGCCCCCCCCGGCGGCTGGCTGGCAGCAGCAGGCCAGGCTGGCCGGGCAGTTCTACCAGCAGATGGCCAAGCTGGCCGCGCAGGCCGTCGCGGCGATCCTGGCCCTGTGGCAGCAACTCGACCTGCGGGACGTCCGCTCCTCGTGGCCGTCGGTCCGCTCACAGCTGGAATTCCTGGTCCAGCTCGACCACCGGGCGGCAGCGGCAGCGGGCCAGCAGTACTACGCGCAGGCGCGGTCACTCGCCGGGGTCACGGACGGCCTGCCCCCCTTGCTCAGCGTTCCTGCCCCCCCTGCCGATTTGGTGCAGGCCACCCTGGACTCCACGGGACCGTACGCCCTGCTAGGGCGCATCAAGCAGGCCCAGCCGCTGCAGCGGGCGAACGAGACGACCGGCGTCACCCTGTCGGGCGCGGCGTCGCGGCTGATCACCAACGGGGCCCGGCAGGCCGTGATGTCGTCAGTGAAGGCCGACGCCCAGGCCGTGGCGTGGATGCGGGTCACGTCGGGCGACCCGTGCGCGTTCTGCGCGATGCTCGCCAGCCGCGGGCCCGTATTTAAATCACAGCAGGCCGCCGGGTTCCTGGCACATGATCATTGCCGCTGCGTCGCTGCCGCCGTGTTCTCCGACCAGGACGCCGAGAAGCTCAAGGACAACGACCTGTCCCAGCAGTGGAAACAGGTCACCAAGGGCCTGTCCGGAGCCGACGCCCGGCGCGAGTGGCGCCGCCAGTGGGATGCCCAGCACAACCGCGATGGCGTGCGCGCCCTGCCATCCCCCGCCGCCTGACGGGAGGCACCCGTGGCGACCTACACCGACCTGATCCAGCGCAGCACCAGCGGGACCGACCCCCTGGTGCCGCAACCCCTGAAGGGACGCAAGATGGCTACTCCCGACGCGGCCACCATGAAGAAGCTGGTCCAGCAGGGGAAGGCGATGCCCGCCCCAGGCCAGGACCGCCCCGGGCGTTTCAACATCCGGAACGGCGGCGAGCTCGACGACGCGATCAAGGCCGTGGGCCGGGTGCCCGCCGCCGGGCGGCCGAAGGTCCGCAAGTTCATCATGGCCCGGGCCGATGCACTCAAACTGACCTCGAAGATCCCGGACACCTGGAACGCCGACGGCACCCTCAAGGACGGCAGCGACGGCGACTCTTCGGACTCGGACTCCGGCGGCGACAGC